GCGCAGCGTTCGATGAGGTCCACCGATGAACGAGATCGACGCCATCAAGGCCCGTGACGCGACGTGGGAGCCGCGGTGCCAGTGGCGGTCCACCCTGGACAGGCGATGGTGGCCCGACTGTGGCAATCGCATCATCAACCACGATGTCATGGGCAAGCCCCCGTGGGACATGGGTCACCCCTTCGCCTACGACCCCACCCTCGACACCAGCCCCGAGGCCGACCGCCGCGCGCTCCTGGCGATGCTCGCGCGGGAGGCACGCGGATGAGCACCGCCCTCCCGCCGCAGGTCCTGCAGCGAGCCATCAACCGGGTGTTCGACTCGGACCTGGACATGGCGGACGGGGACTTGGTCGCGATCGGTGAGGCGATCGAGGAGCAGGGCTACATCATCGTCGCGCGCAAGGACATGCACGCCCTGCGCGCGGTCGTGGATCGCGTGCTGCGCTTCAAGAAGGAGACGTGATGGACTGGCTTGCCGAGTACTGGCGGGTGATCGAGACGAGCGGCCGTGCTGGCACGATCGAGCTGGGCATGGCGCTCGTCCTGGTGGCGGTCGGCATGGCCGCCTGGGGATGGAGGACCCGCTGATGGCGTACCTGCGAAGCCTGGTGGTCAAGTGCCGCGACTGCCCTCGGGCAGCGGTGGAGGAGCTGATCACCAACCGGAACGCCCGGATGGGATCGTTCTGCCGGCGGCACGGCGCCAGGGCCATGCGCGAGCTGCAGCGACGCGAGTCGGAAGCCGGCGAGCGGGACAGCCGATGAGCGGGAGGAAGGACCCCACGGCGATGGCGACCGCCGAGAAGCCGTGGCTCGAAGGACCGTGCCGTAACTGCCACGCGCCGGTCGGGTCCATGCACCGGATCGGGTGCGTGGTGTCCATCGCCGGCGCCGACCTGGTGGCGGCAGGAAAGCAGTGGCACCGGGTCGCGCATACCGGACCGTTCGACTCGTGCTCGTCCGCGACCTGCTACAACACCCACCCGGCGGTGATCCGGTGACGACCGATATGCGGTGCACCTGGGCCACGCCCAGTCGCAACGCGGACGTCCCGTGCCACGCTGTTGGCACGCACTGGTGGTTCACTCAGCCCTGGCAGCACCGGGTGGTCCGGTGCGCCAAGCACTACCGGGAGGCGGCCGGCAACGCGGCTCGCGCTCTCGGATGGGAGGTTCACGATGTCGATGCTCCTGACCCGGTCGCAGCGGTGCGCTGAGCAGGACCACCTGCGCTGCACGGTGAGCGCCACATGCGAGTGTCGATGCCACCGGACGTGCTGCTCCGGTCCGCTCCAGGGCGGCGACGACCACTACCAGATCTACCACTGGCTGACCGACCCCGGCGACGAGTACGAGGCCCTGTCCGAGACGGCCAGCGATGGAGGTGAGATGTGACCCAGATGCCACCCGGCCAGGTCGTCCCCGACGGATACGCCTTCCAGGGGATGAGCCGCTGCCGATCCTGCCCCGCGGCGATCGCATGGTGCCTGACGAAGGCCAGCAAGCGAGCGCCGCTCAACCTCGATGGCACGTCGCACTTCGCGGACTGCCCGGGCGCCGCCAACCACCGGAGGGCGAAGTGACCCGACCCTTCATCCAGGACCGCGCCTGGTACGAGCGTCGACTGGATGGCTTCGGCGCCAGCGAGGCGGGCCCGCTGCTGGGCATCAGCCAGTGGCAGACCGCGCGCTCGGTGGTCGAGGCGAAGGGACGCCGGGTCATCCCGGACCCCGACGCGCCCGAGCGCTTGCGCTTCCGGCTGGGACGCGACCTGGAGCCGATCCTGCTGGAGCACCTGTGGGAGACGCTCGTGGAGCGCGATGGCCACGCGCCACGGCCGAGGCGCTCGCTGGTCCAGCACCGGATGCCGGGCTTCCCGTTCGTGACCGCCAACCTGGACGGGTTCCTGGGCGACGCGGTGGTCGAGCTGAAGACCGATGAGTACGGGATGCAGCCCTGGGGCCCGGAGGATGGCGACCCCGTGCGGGCGATCCCGCCCACGTACTACGTCCAGGTCCAGCAGGGCATGGCCGCGTCCGTGAAGCGGCGCGCCTACCTGTTCGTCCAGATCGGGCTGTCGCGGCAGCTGCTGTACGAGGTGCCCCGGAACGACGCCTACATCGCGGACCTGATCGAGGTCGAGGCGGGCATGTGGGCGCGCGTGGTGGCCATCCGGGAGCGCCTGGCCGATGACCCGGACGCGCCCATCGCGGACCTGCTGCCGCCGCTGGAAGGCACCGAGCTGACCGACCAGCTGAAGCGGGACCATCCGCGGTCGACGGAGGTCATCCGGTCCGTCATGCCGGACCAGGAGAGGACCATCCGCACGCTGCGCGCAGCGCGCGGCGCACGCAGGGAGGCCGAGGCAGCGGAGGCGATCGCGCTGGCAGAGGTCCAGCGCTTCATCGGGGACGCCGCCGGCGCCGCCAGCCAGGAGGGCCTGATCACCTGGCGCACCAGCGACGACGGCAGGAAGGTCGCCTGGGACCTGGTGGCCACGACATACAAGGGCGCGCTCCGCACCGCCATGGAGGCGCTCGGCCCCGCCACGGTCGAGGCGCTCCTGGATGCCCGACCCGAGCTTGCGCTGGCGACGCGGGGCGACCATGATGTCGAGGATCTCTACACGACCCTCCAGCCCGGGAGCCGACGCTTCGTCGTCCCGCGGACCTGGGACAGGTAAGCCCGTCCAACGCGGGCAGAAGGAGACAACCGATGCCGCGGGAGCAGACCGCACGCCGCCAGGCCCAGCCTGGCAACCAGTCCAACGCGATCACGGTCCAGGAGTCGCAGGTCCAGGCGATGACCCGGGTCGCGCAGTACGTGACCGCCAAGCGGGACCAGCTGGCCATGCTGCTGGCTGGCGGGGTGGACCCGGAGCGCTTCATCACCGTGGCTCTCGCCTCGGTCCAGGGATCTCCGAAGCTGCTGGAGTGCAGCCCGCTGTCGATCTTCACGGCCATCCGGGAGGCTGCCACCTACGGGCTGGAGCTGGGCCCGCTGGGCGATGCCAGCCTGACGCCCTACGGCGGCGAGGCGACCCTCAGCGTCGAGTACCGCGGCTACCGCAAGCTCGCGATGAGGGACGGCACGGTGCGCGTGATCGCCGCCGACGTGGTGTTCACCAACGACTCCTTCCGCATCATCAGCGGCAGCGAGCAGCCGGCCATCATCCACGAGCCGGCGTTCCCGGAGCGCGGCGCGGTGGTCGGAGCCTACGCCTGGGCGCGCCTGGAGAACGGCGAGCTGGTCCACGTCGAGATGACCGAGGAGCAGCTGTACCAGCGGCGCAACAGCAGCCGCTCCTGGCAGACCGCCCTGAAGTACGGGCGGGCCGACAGCATCTGGCACCTGTGGCCTATCGAGATGATGCGCAAGACCGTGATCAAGCGCCTCTGCTCGGAGCAGCTGCCGCTCACCCCGCTGCTCCGGGAGGTCATCACCAGGGACACGGAGGGCGACCTGGCGCAGCCGACCGCGTCCGTGGTCCAGCCAGGCCAGCTGCAGGGCGGCGATGCGAAGGCGCGCATCATGGCGGCGATGGGCCTGGAGAAGCCAGCACTGGCCCCAGGAGCCACGGAGACGCCTCCACCGGCGCAGGACGATGAGGATGCAGCCGCGGAGGCGTACGAGGCCGCTGAGGGCGACGGTGGCGCTCCTGGGGCCAGCGAGGCGCCGGCGCCAGCAGCGGAGACGACGGGGATCGAGCTGTGCGGGTCCCCGTCGACCTGGGAGGATGGCTCGACCTGCTCCAAGCACGCCGGCCATGGGCTGCTCTGCAGCGATGGCCAGGCGACCTGGGACAGGCCGAGCGGACTGGCGCGAGAGCGATGAGCCGCCCAGACGCGATCGCCTACATCGCCGGCAGGTATGACCGGCGCCTGGATCTGCAGCTGGTGGTCCCGCTGCTCGAAGCCGTCCGCATCCACGTCCGGGCGCGATGGCTGACCGGGACGCACGAGGGTGCCACCGACCCCAAGACTCTCGCCTGGTGCGCGGAGGAGGATATGGAGGACATCAAGAACGCGGACCTGCTCATCGCGTTCAGTGAGCATCCCCACGTCGGGTTCACCAGCGGCGGCCGTCACGTCGAGCTTGGCTTCGCCCTGGCCTACTGGAAGCGCGTGGTGGTCATCGGCCCGGCCGAGAACCTCTTCCACCACGTCGAGAGGGTCGAGCGCTACGCCAGCCTGAGCGAGTTCCTGGACGCCGAGGCTGCGCGATGAGCCGCGCGGAGGACGGCAGGTTCGGCCAGGCCCATGGCCACAAGGCCGCGCCCTGGCAGAAGGAGTCCTGGCGCGTCGAGAGCACCTGCGAGGTCTGCGATCGACCGGTGGTGAAGTCCCGGGCCAGCGGCGCCAAGCCCGAGCGGTGGCAGCACCAGGCCCAGCGATGAGCGGCCCGTGCTGGCTGTGCCGAGGCACCGGCAAGACCACCAAGGGGCCCTGCGCGGACTGCGGCGGAAGCGGAAGCGATCGCACGCCCACCCGAGCAGAGCGGAGTCGGGTCACCAAGGGCGCCATCGAGGCGGCCGAGTGGGGATCGACCCCGTGGAACATCGTCGCGCGGGCCTGCCTGGAGTGGCTCGCTTGCACCCGGGAACGGTTCACGTCGGATGCCTTCTGGGCCGCCATGGACCGGGCCGGCATCCCGCGACCACGCGAGCCACGGGCCAACGGTGGTCCGTTCCTCTATGCGGCGGCCAAGGGCCAGCGGTGGATACGCCAGGAGGGTACGTCGGTCCCGTCCACCAGGACCACCACGGCCCATGGGACCACCCACCACGGCACGAAGGTCCCGGTCTACGTGTCCCTGATCTACGGCCGCAAGCCGACGCTCGGATGGCCCCGATGAAGCGCACGCCGCTGACCCGGGCCATCCACCGCGTCACCCCGCACGAGCGCCAGGTCTACATGGACGTCGAGTTCCGCGACTCAGGCTGCATGGCGCCGCGCCTGGATCGCTCCGTCGACGCCTGCGACGGGCGCATGACCCGCCAGCACGTCAAGGAGGGCCCAGGCGGGCCACGTCGGACGGAGACGGCGTTCCTGGTGATGCTCTGCTGGCACCATCACCTGGACGGCTGGGCCACCAGCAAGCCCGCGCTGGATAGGCAGCGCGCATACCTGCGGGCGCTCTACCCCGAGGCTTGGTCCCGGTGATAGAGTCCGCCGCAGGTCCGGTGCTCGCTCACGTACTCCGAAGCCAGATACAAGAGGAGCGGCGCCGAAGGGGCGAGCGCGAACCCGGGTGGGACCGGTGCACGCGCGATGACCCCCCGAGGCGCGTTGGGCGAGACTTGGCCACCGGACCTGCTGACAACGCGGCGAAAGGAGGACCCGTATGGACCAGGCACTGGTGATCGCATCCGCGTTCGCGGTGATCGCCGCGGTGACGTGTGCGCTCGGCGCCATCCTGGCGAACGCGCACGCGGTGCTGACCAGATCCCAGGAGCCTTCTCCTGGGATGGGCTGCGCGCTGCTGGGCCTGCTGTGGGCCTTCATCGCGGCGCTGCTTCTGTGGACGATCCGGGGATGACCCCCGGCGCAAGGAGGACCCCGATGAAGGACCCCGATGGGCTGGGATACCGATACGTCCAGGCGACGCACGACTTCGGAGAGAGTGGGGTCAGGAAGGAAGGCGTGGTCTTCCACATGGCCGAGGGCGACCGGGTGGTCGAGTACCTCTCGGGCGACAACGTGGTCCGCAACGTCAGTGCCACGTTCGCCATCACGACCGAGGGCGAGGTCGTGCAGATGCTGCCCCTGGATCACACCAGCGGCAGCCTCAACCCGCGCGACGTGCGCACGTCGACCGACCCGGACGGGTTCTGGGGTCGCCGCTGGACCAGGTTCTACGACGCCGACATCCTGACCGGCAGGGCCAACCAGCGGACCATCAGCATCGAGTGCGCCGGCCGTGGGGTCGATGGCCCCAACGCTAGGCAGGTCGCCGGCGTCATCGAGCTGGTGGAGAAGCTCCGTGCCCGGTATGCGCGCCCGATCGGGTTCGGCGGGCACCGGGACTTCGCGGACTACAAGCTGTGCCCGGGCAGGAGCGCCGGCGTCAAGGCGCTCATCGCGGAGCTGGGCCATGGCCGCGAGGACGTTCCCGTGGACCCGCCCGTGCCGGACCCGTGCCGCGCGGTGCGGAAGGAGATGGAGGTGGTCAAGACGAAGCTGTACGAGGCCCAGGACATCATCGAGGCGGAGTCGCGCAGGGCCGGCCGGGTGGCCACGAACCTGAAGGCGTACGTGCCTCGACCCAACGAAGAGGAGTAGCTCATGGTCGATGAACCAGCGATCGGGATGCTAGCCACGGCCGCGGGCCTGGCGGTCGTGGTGGCGCTCATCACGAACCTGATCCGGCCGGCGATGGTCGCCGCCACGTTCGACCGCATCGGACCGCTCATCGCGGTCATCGTGGGCGTGGTGCTCGCGCTGACGTACGCCTGGGCGACCGAGCCGTCCCTGAGCGGCTCGGTCCTGCTCCAGGCGTTCCTGGTCGGACTGTTCGGCGGCGCCCTGTCGCAGAACGTGAACACGGTGGTCGCGCGCGCCACCAGGGAGGATTGAGTCCATGGTCAAGAACAAGCCCGTCGTGGGCCAGATCGCCGTCCAGGCGATGCCCGACAGCACATACGTGCTGAGCGGCGACATCGCATCCGCGGTCGCGCGGGTCATCGCGCGCTTCCCGGACAAGTTCGGGCACCTGGTGAACGCGAAGCTGGCGTGCCTGAAGCGCCAGAGCAAGACCTCCGAGGATGCCTTCACCGTCGATGGCTCCGGTGGGTCGTTCATCCGGTCGGACCGCGAGCGGGGCCTGGACCCGAGCTTCGACGCCGGCGTCTGGTTCCGCACCAAGTGGTGGGACTCGATGGCCGTCGATAAGCGCGAGGCGTGGATCTTCCACCAGCTGTCGCACCTGCATCCCCGTCCGAGCGGCGGCGGCCTGGTGCGCATCGGCCATGACGTCGAGGCGTTCGCGGACGAGCCGAAGCACTTCGGTGCCTGGGAGGAACAGCTGTCGCTGTTCGAGAAGAACCTCGACCAGTACACCCCGGGCGCGGCGCTGATCCGACCCGCCAAGCCGTCGCCGGCGACGGCGTCTCCGCCGGCGAACTGACCCCCCAGCAGGGACTTGCTGGATCGCGGGCGGAGCGATGCTCCGGGCCCGTTCGCAACGAACAAGAGGAGACCACGATGAAGGGGCGCAGCTACCCCTCGAAGGCACACCCGCAGCCGCAGGCCCATCCCTGGCGGCACCCATGGCCCTCCCGCGTCGACGTCGTCCAGAAGCGCACGGATCTGCGCCGGCTGGCCACGCGACTGCTCTGCTCCGACTGCGAGAGCGAGCCATGCCGGTGCCGGTCATGAGGATCGAGTACCGGACGCTGGACCCGTGGCCGCACGGGCTGGGCGGCAGGGAGGCGTCGTTCGAGCGCAACCTGCACGGCACGCTCACCCTGCTGGATTACGAGGTCTGGCGCCTCGACGGCGACGCCATCCTGATCGGGCTCGGCCTGGGCGCCGCCGACATCACCAAGAGCGGCGTGCCGAGGGTCGGCGCCACCGGTTCCCATCCAGGCGTCGAGGTGAGCTTCGACACCGCGAAGGGCCGGCTGGTGGTCCCATGCGGCACGTTCACCCACTGGACCGACAACCTGCGCGCGATCGCCAAGGGCCTGGAGGCGCTGCGCTCCCTGGACCGCTGGGGGATCGCGACCGCAGGCCAGCAGTACACGGGCTGGATGGCGCTGGGCGCCGGCGACCTGGGCGCGGAGCTGGTCAACAGGCACGGCAGCATCCGGAACGCGCTGAAGGCCACGCACCCCGACCACGGAGGTGACCCCGGGGACTTCAAGGCGGTCATGGGATACAAGACGAGGCTCGGGCTGTGAGGCGCCCGGAGCCGTGCGTATGCGGTGGGACCATCCTGGGCGACTCCGAGGCGCCTGGGCCCGCTGTGATGGCGCACGGGCGATCCCCGCGGCACCAGGCGTGGCGCCTCGGGCTGCGGGTGGTGAACGACGGCTGGAGCGGCGACGGCCTGCCCGTCCAGCGTCTGGAGCGTCGGGCATGAGCAGGGACCATCTGACCCGCATGGACGCCGACACCCGGTGGCTGTACACCGACCACGCGAGGCGCCTCCAGACCAAGCACCCGGAGGCATGGCCGGCCTACTGGTGCGCATACCAGGCGGTGCTGGCCGAGTCGTGGTGGGAGGGCCGGAGAGTGCCCCTGGAGAGCGCCTGGACACCCCTGATCCCGGGCTCCATGGAGGATGCGCTGGCGGCCCTCCAGGACGCGAAGCTGCTCGACGCGCGCGGCAAGGTGGTCACAAGTGCGTGGAAGAAGTGGTTTGAACCCGCGAGGGACCGTATCGAGCGTCGGAGTACCGCCGGAGTCGCCGGCGCCAAGGAGCGCTGGATCAAGCACGCTGAGCGCATAGCGGAGGCAGCTGGCGGAGCTATGCGATCGCATAGCTCCGCTGTGCACCAAGCCAGCCATCCAAGCCAGCCATCCAAGCCATCCAAGCCAGCCAGCGGAACGCGCGCGCTGGATACACTCCAGGACGTCTCCAGCATCGTCCCGGTGGCCGGCGACAACCAGGTCATGCCGACGGCGCTGAACGAGCCGTGGAAGACGTTCGAGGAGCTGACCGGAACCCCGATGACCTTCGTCTCCGTCAGGACGTCGGATCGGATAGACGGCCTGGTCCTTCGCCGTGACGTCCAGCCCGTGGTCGAAGCGATGCGGGCCGTGGCGTCGTCCATCGCCCAGCAACCCCCGGCCCCGGAGCAGCTGGTGACCGCGGTCCAGAAGCACCTGGAGCCGATCGGCACCACCAGGACCAAGGGCGCCAACCCAACCACGAAGGAGGCCCGGGATGCGTTCCGTTCCTGACCGCTATCGCACCAGGACGCTCGCCTCGTTCATCCCCGTCAACGACAACACCCGGCGCGCCAAGGATGCCGCGGAGCGTGTCGTCCGGGGCGAGTTCCGGTCGATGGTCCTGGTCGGTCCGCCCGGCGCGGGCAAGACCCACCTGGCGGCCGCGATCTGGTCCGCGATCCACCAGTCGACGTACGGCGCCTGGCAGGAGGCGCGGACCAGAGCACTGGCCGAGTTCATGCCGCCGCCGCCGTTCTACTGCCCCGAGTGGTGCAACGTGGCAGAGCTGGTGTCGGACCTTCGCGGCGAGATGGGGAGCGAGCTTCACTCGGCCCGTGATCGGTCGGTGCGGCTGCGGTCCTACCCGGCGCTGGTGGTCCTGGACGATCTGGGCCGGGAGAAGGCGAGCGAGTGGACCGGCGAGTTGATCTACGTCCTGGTCAACGCCCGGTACGAGGCAGGTCTGCAGACCGTGGCCACGTCGAACCTGGGGCCCGACGAGCTGACCGCCAACGGCTACTGGCCGGCCATCAGCCGGCTGGCCGAGGACGGGGTGCTGTTCCGGGTCGATGCGCCCGACCACAGGCTTCGGGGGCGCGCCGCGACGGCGCGCGTGCTCGACCAGAGGATCACAGGATGAGCGCGTTCGACCAGGCGATCCCATCCGGCGCCATGCGCGGCAAGGACTACCAGATCGAGCTGACGGGCGGGCCGATGGACGGCGATCGCCTCGACGTTCGGCCGGAGCACCCGCTGCCGTCGATGGACCCGAAGCCCTACCTGGCCATCACGGTGGGCTGCTGGTGTTCCTCCTGCGAGCACGGCGGCATGTACCGCCTGGCTGGCCTGGGACCATCCGGCGACTCGATGATCTACGTCTGGAGCCACGATGTCTGAGTTCAGGGCATGGCGGACCTGCGAGGTCTGTGGCCACGCCGCCAACGAGCCGGAGGTCCAGCCATCGGTGGTCAAGCTGCCGGACGAGACGGACAGCCGCGGGAGGGTGGCCGCTCTCGGCGCGTACCTGGACGTGATCCGCTGCCGGCGCGTGGCGGAGTGCCGGGTCCGGGCCGACGCCGCGGGCCGAGCCTGGCCGTTCGAGCAGTCCCGCCACGCAGGAGGTCGACCGTGACGTTCACCAGGTTCACCGATGGCGCCGGGCAGCCGCCGTCCGTCGAGGGCACGCTGCGCATCCAGATCCCAGGACGACCGCCGACGCCGAACGCCCGGTTCGGCAACCGCTACGCCCAGGCATCCGAGACGAAGCGCTGGCGCCGCACGGCCTGGGCGATCGCGCTCGACGTGGTCAACCGGTCCGGCTGGCGTGCGCCGGCGAAGGCGCGGCTGACGATCACGTTCATCGTCCCGGACCACCGGCCCAGGGACACCGACAACCTGGTGTCGAGCGTCAAGCCGCTGATCGACGGCCTGGTCGACGCGAAGGCCCTGGTGGGCGACCGGTCCACCGTGCTGGAGTGGGCCGCGCCGATCATCGACGTGGTTCGGAACGCGAGCGCCACCGAGTTCCTCATCGAGGTCATCGACCCGCCGCCATCGACGCTCGGCCTGTGATGAGGCGCCGTCCGTACGCCCACACCGACTCCCGCGGCCGGGCCAAGGTCGCCTTCACGACGCTGGATCGGGCGGTGGCGGTGGCGCGCCGCCAGGCCCGCGAGCATGGCTGGCCCCAGGACGTCTACGTCTGCCGGCGCTGCTCGTCCTGGCACCACGGCACCGGCAGCACCAGCGCCATCCAGGCGCCACGCGTCATCCGGGTGTGGCCCGATGGCGAGGTGGTGGTCGCGGGCTGACGGACGCGGTGTAGGCTACGGCGATGACCACCGAAGCACCCCCAGCCCTTCGCTCCAGGATCGTCGGCAGCGGCGAGGCCGACCCCGCGGCCCTGTCCAGCAGGTCATCGTGAACCGGACCACCGGCCACCTGGTGGATGGCCACCTGCGGGAGGCCACCCATGTCGTCTGACGAGTGGGGCGTGGTCGAGCCGCACGTCCCGGCCATCCCGGCGACCACGGAGACGACACCACCCAGCCCTGCGCCGGTGTGGCCCAAGTGGGCGCCCGTCTTCCTGGATCTGTTCGCGCAGTCCGGGAACGTGATGCTCTCGGCCCGCGGCGCCGGCGTCGATCGCACCTGGCCGTACCGGGTGAGGGCCGCGGACCCGACGTTCGCTGCGGCATGGGCGGAGGCGGACGAGACGAGCACCCAGGTTCTGGAGGCCGAGGCGCGCCGGCGGGCCATGCATCAGTCGGACCGGCTGCTGGTGTTCCTCCTGAAGTCCAGGCGCCCCGAGGTCTACCGGGAGAACCACCGCATCGAGCACGTGGGCGATGGTGGCGGCCCGATCCAGACGCAGGCCCTGGTGCCCGTCGAGCTCACGGACCATGAGCGCTCCGCGCTGCGTCGCGCCATCGACAGCGTGCTTGCCTCAGAGGCTGCCGCGGAAACTGTTCAGTGAAGCAGACACCGCCACGAATAGACCCGTCATTGAACCGCCATCCGGCGACGGTGGTGACACTCTCCGCTCAGCCGCGTCACGTCCTGGAGCAGATGCGCCGCGAGCTGGGCCCCCGGTTCGCCTCACCGGAGCAGGAGCGCTTCTTCGACAGCCAGGCCAGGGAGCTGCTGTACTCCGGCTGGATGGGCGCGGGCAAGAGCCGCATCCTGTGCGAGAAGGGCTGGTACATCGCGCGGACCTTCCCGGGCGTGACGGTCGGGCTGTTCCGCAAGGTCGCCGCGTCGCTGCCCGCCACCACGCTGCGGACGTTCACCAGGGACGTGATGGACCTGGGGCTGATCGAGTCGCGGAACCTCACCGAGAGCTGGTACCAGCTGCGCAACGGATCGCGGGTCTACTTCCTGGGCCTGGACCCCAACCCCGTCACGGGCGTCCCGTCCAAGATCGGCTCGCTGGAGCTGGGGTGGGCCGGCGTCGATGAGGCGGTCGAGCTGAGCGAAGGGGACTGGACGATGCTGATGGGGCGCCTCCGTGACCCGCGCGTCCCGTACCACCAGATCGCGGCGGCCACCAACCCGGCCGACCCGAAGCACTGGCTGAAGGTCCGGTTCACGCCCGGCGACCAGGAGCACGAGTACCTCCAGGCGTCCATGAACCGGATGCTCCCCAGCGACTACCAGGCGATCCTGGACGCCCTGCCCGACAACGCGATCGGCCGGCGCCTGGGCAAGGGCGAGTGGGCAGCGGTCGAGGGTGCCATCTGGACGCTGCCACCGGACCAGGTCAAGCCGCCGACGCAGGACCCGAAGCGTGTCGTGGCCGGCGTGGACTGGGGCTTCGTTCACCAGTTCGCGGTGGAGGTGGTGGGCCAGAGCGGCAGCGGCCGGCTGGGCGTGCGTGCCGAGCTGTACGCCGCGGGCAAGGCGCTCGACCAGCTGGTGGAGCCGTGGATCGGTCCTGGCGGCGTGCGCCCGGGGATCGCGCAGCTGTGCGAGGAGCACGACGTCTCGACGCTGGCGTGCGACCCGTCCGAGCCGTCGTTGATGGCGCAGCTGGAGCGCCTCCTGGGCGAGCACCGCGGACGCCATGGGTCGGCTTGCCGGCTGCGCGCCAGGGTCAAGGCCGCCACGAACACCGTGAGCACCGGGCTGCAGGCGGTGGACAAGGCGATGCGCCAGGGCATGACCGTCGACCCATCGTGCGCCGGGCTGCTGGGTGAGATCCCTGGCTACACCTGGGCGCCGAACCGGGCGGGCGGGTTCCACGAGCGGCCCGTCGAGGTGGGCGATGACGCCTGCGATGCGCTGCGCTACGCGGTGATGGAGTTCGAGCCTGACACCACCAACCCCTGGGCGGGCATGGTGAGCGCCGGCGGCGTGGCGTGACCACCGCGCGCGATGCGCTGGCTGCGTTCGGGCACCACGCCGACGACTGCGAGTACTCGCTGACCGTCTGCACCTGCGGGTTCACCGAGGCGATGCGGGCCGTGTTCGGCCTGGTGCCCGTCACGTCCATCGCGCCGCGCGCTACCATCGTCATCGAGTCGCACCGGGTACCGGACGACGGACAGGACCACGAGGCGAGCACGCGGTGCTCGTGCCAGCCCACCGTCCGGGTGGAGCATCGCCCAAGGGAGGGTCAGTGAACACCCGCGTCCCGATCCTTGATGTCGTCCTGGTGCTGCTGGTGGTGGGCCTGGCGCTCTCGCCCTGGCCATGGCTGGCGCTCGCCGCCGCCGCCGCGTACTTCGCGGTGCTGGCGCTCATCATCGACCGCCGCGAGCCGCCGGCGGATCAGCACCAGGACGACCGGTGAGCGTCCGCATCCCTCCCCGTCTCCAGGGCCCGAACGCGGCAGCTGGCACGCTGGGCGACTTCTCCCGCGCCAGCAAGGCTGGACCGCTGGGGCCTGGGGCGGGCAAGCTGATGACCGAGTACCTGCTGCCCGGGATGCTGCCCAGCCAGCCGCAGCAGCGGATGAGGAAGGCGTGGCAGATCGGTGAGAGCGTGGCCTACGTCTTCGCCGCCGAGCGGGTCATCAGCGGCAAGGTCGCTGGCATGGCCCCTGTCCGGCCGGACGATGAGAACGGCGTGGGCTGGCACCTGGAGGACCCGGACGGCGAGTCGATCACCGACGCCTACCCGGCCATGGCGGCCCGCGAGGCGTTCCAGATCCTGAGCAAGCCCATGGGTGGGCTGTCGCTGGATGAGGCCGGTGGCGCCCGCCAGTCGCGGCGCACGCAGTGGGAGCTGACCAGCCGCCACGCCGGTCTGTGCGGCACGGCGTTCTGGGTCCTGGACGGCATCAACGCCTGGGGCTTCCCGCGGGCGATCCTGTACTGCCGACCCGACCGGCTGCGACCCGACGCGCCCAAGGGCGTGCTCCTGGGCTGGCGCCTGGACGCGGGCGAGCCAGGCAACCCGGAGGGCACGTTCCTCTCGCGCGACGAGGTGGTGCCGTTCTATCTGCAGGCACCGAACGAGGGCTTCCTGGCGCCCGGGCTGGTGGACGCGGCGGTCACCAAGGCGCAGCTGAACGGAGCCATCGACCGCTACTTCACCCAGGTCATCGCCGCCGGCGGACGGCTGTCCGGCGTCATCGCGCCGCGCGACGGGCGCATCGACGACGACAACGTCTACAACCAGCTGCTGCGGGACTGGCGCAACATCACCGAGCAGCCGGAGGCCGCCAAGCGGCTGCAGGTCGTCCGCGCGCCGGTCGACTTCACCAGGACGGTGAACACCCCCGCGGAGATGGGCCTGATCGAGCTGATGTCCCGCAACCGAGACGATCTGCTCGCGCTGTGGGGCGTGCCGTACTCCCAGGTCGGCGGATCGCCCGCGGCAGGTATGGGCATGGGCGAGGCGCGCGACTCCGACCGCCAGGCGCTGTGGGAGAACGCTGTCACCCCCCGGCTGACGATGCTGGCCGAGCCGATCCAGGATCTGCTGGACCGCCTGGAGCCGGAGCTGGGCTGGGCACCGCGCTTCATCCTGGACCTGCCCGAGCTGGAGCCGGACGCCACCAAGTGGGACCGCGCCAAGAAGTCCGAGACGGTGGCCATGCGCAACGTCGAGCGCCGCGCGCTGGTCGGGCTGCCTCCCTTCGGGGAGGACGTCATGGGGCCGACCGGACGGCCGATGGACGAAGAGGTCTGGATGCCGCTGAACATCCAGCCCATGGACGACGGGTCCATGCCTTCCTCGTTGACGCCACCCGAGCCGGAGCCACCACCCGTCCAGGGCGAGACGGATGAGGAGGCCCAGGTCGAGGACGACCAGGAGGACGCGGAGGACGCGATCGAGGAGGGCGCGCCCACCGAAGAGGTCGGCGCTGCCAAGGCGCGGCTGCCCGGTGGCATGGGCAGGCTGCGCGCCACGCTCGACAGGCGCGTGACGCCGGCGCTCCAGAAGGCCGTCCTGCATGTGCTCGACCAGCAGCGCGAGGACGTCGCGCGGCGCGTCCAGCGCGCCTGGGCCCGCATCAGTGAGCACCCAGGCGACGAGCAGGCGTGGTGGCCATCCGAGAAGAAGTCGAACGACGCGATGCTCCGAGCCATCAAGCCGGCGCTCGTGGGCGTGGGCGAGGTGGTGGGCGACCACCTGGAGAAGGCGATGGGTGCACGGAAGGCCGGAAGCCTGGGCGCCGCGTCCAAGCGCGCCGTCCAGTTCGCTCTCACCCGGGGCTCAGCCCGTGTCACGCGCATCGACCAGACGACCAGGGAGGGCCTGCGTCGGCTGATCGCGGAGGCCGTCCAGAAGGGCATGTCGCCGGCGGAGGCGGGAGAGCTGGTCCGGTCCTGGTCGGGCTTCGGAAGCTACCGCGCCGAGCGCATCGCGCGGACCGAGCTGATGTTCGCGTACAACGCAGCAGCGCTGGACTCCTACGCTGCGCTTGGCGCCGAGAAGGTCCAGGCGATCGACGGCGACGATGACGAGGAGTGCGCCGCGCGCAACGGCCAGGTCTACACTCTCGCGGAAGCGGAGTCGATCGAGGACCATCCCAACGGGACGCTGGACTGGGCTCCCGTCCTGTAGACGAAGGAGCAACACATGACCGGTTCCCTGGCCGCTGGCCATGCCGCGCGGGGCGCCGGCATCCTCATGTCGCTGTTCGACCTGCTCAGCACGGAGGCGGACGAGCCTGAGCAGGTCGCCATGCTCACCGACGCGATCGACGCGGTGAACCGCTGGCTGACCGCGGAGCGCGCAGAGGTCGGATCGCCCGACGACCTGGCCGCGTACCAGTCCACGTACCCAGGCGTGAAGGCGTGGCCCGCCGCCATGAAGGCGGAGCCGATCACCGAGGGATCGCAGCTGGACCGCTGGCTGGGTGGCCTGATCCCGCGCCGCATCCTCATGGTCCCGTTCGGCGGACCGCTGCCTGGTGGCAAGTCAGGGCTCGACATCGACGGCGAGTACTTCGACGGCGACACCGACCTGTACGGGCCGTTCCCGCTGCTGCGCACGTCCCGCGACCGCCTGGTCGACTGGCACCACGGCATCGACCCCAAGGGCGCCATGAAGGGCGCCATCCTGGGCCGCGTGGTCATGGACGGGAAGCCCGAGGCGGACGGGCTGTGGGCGGACTTCTGGGCGAACGCAGGAGAGAAGCGGCGCGAGCTGGTGGCCGCGCTGGAGCGCCGAGGCGTTCCGCTGTTCGGCTCGTCCCAGGCGATCACGTCCGCGGTCCGCGGCGGCAAGGCGTACCGCGACCCATCGCCGGACGGCCACCTTGACGTGTGGCCTATCGTTCGACATACGATCACGACCAGCCCGCAGAACACCCTCGCCGTGGTGCCCGCCCTGAAGGCGATGCTGACGGCCGATCTTCCTTCCGACGCCACGAGCAAGGCCGCCTGGCAGGCGGCATTGCTGGGCCAGGACGCACCATCGCGCTCGACCGCTCCCGAGGGATCGGACCCGATCGCCGCTGGCATGGCGCCCGAGACGTTGAAGAAGCTGGAGCAGGTTCTTGACGGCGTGACCGTCCTGGTGACCGCTCTCCGATCCTGACCCAAGGAGGTCTCTTCTGATGGACCCCAGCGCGTTCATGCGCTACTCCGGGAACGCGGCCGGCCACGCCGCGTACATGGCCGTCTGGCTCGCGCTCGTCGCGGTCGGGGCGGTGCCCATCGGCACCCGCAAGAACGGTGATCCCATCTATCCCATCGCGGGCGGCGACGGCACGGGCGACCTGTCCGCCCGTCTCGACACGCTGCTCGGTGAGCTGCGTCGCGTCACCGAGGTGCGCGATGAGTCGAACCCTGCAGCCAAGGCCGCCGACGGTGGGCGATACGCCGCCGCCATGGACGCGTCCGCGATCCTCGCTGGCAAGCTGGCCGAGGCCGAGTCGCAGCTGGCTGCACTGAAGGCGACGGACGTCGCCACCGCGCGCAAGGCGGAGATCCAGGCCGCTGTGGTCGAGGCGCTCCACAACGCACGGAACCCCAGCGTCGCAGGCGCCGTGATGGCTGGAGCCGCCATGGCGGCGAGCCACGGCAGCGCTCGGTTCAAGCCGGGCGCTGGCTTCTCCGGCAAGGCCCACGCGGTGCTGGACGCGACCTTCCGCGAGTACCAGTCGGGCGAAGTGCTCCAGGCGATCATGGGCTACAAGGGCCAGCTGTCGGACGGTATCGACATCGACACCGTCAACGCCAGCAAGGCGAAGCTCGAAGAGCTGGGCATGATCTGGCTCGGCGTCCCGCAGGCGTCGAAGGCGACCCTCGGCACGACCAACGCGACCGGCGGCTACGTGCTGCCGAACAACCTGGTCGACACCGTGGTCAAGCCGGCGACGCAGAAGGCCGTCCTGCAGAACCTGGTCACCGTCATCAACGGCGTGAGCGTCCGTGGCGTCGACCAGCCGTATCGCCTGGGCGCACCCACCCGGATGACGTTCCAGGACTGGGGCACGACCAAGGAGAACGTCAACGAGACGTACGGCTCCTACACGGCCAACCTGGGCACCCTCGCCCGCGTCATGGACATCTCCAAGCAGTACGCCCGCTTCTCCGCTGGCGCTGCCGAGGTCGACGTGATGGACGAGCTGACCCGCGCGGCGATCCTGGCCGAGAACTACTACATGATCGCGGGTGCCGGAACGGGCGCCTCCGGCACGGGTGACCCCACCACGGGTGTCTACACGGCGCTGAACGGGACGCCGACGTTCCTCGGCTACAAGGGCGCGTTCTCGGGTGCCAGCAACAGCACGGTGGCCGGATCGGGCGCCGCTGCGATGGCTGCGCTCCTGGGCTCGCTGGCTGGTCGGAACCGCGAGGCCACGGCCATCCTGGTCGACTCGGTCACCTACTGGACGATGATCGCCCAGGGCTCTGACACGGCCGGCTTCTGGGTGTCGCCAACGGGCGGGCCCACCGGGTTCACCCGCACCGAGTCGGGCGGGCTGGCGTTCTGGGGCGTGCCGCTCTTCTACGACACGAACCTGGGCACGAACGCTGCCACCAAGGTCGCCATCGCGGCGGACTGGAAGGCGTTCAAGCTCTACCGGGGCATGGAGTTCCGCATCGACTCCAGCGACACCGCGGGCGATCGCTGGGACAAGAACCTGATCGGCTTCCGCGCGGAGGAGGAGATCGGCTTCAACGCCATGACCGCCGTCCACGTGGGCGCGGCGCAGATGCTCACGAGCGTCATCCCGTAGCGATCCGGGGAGGGACATCATGTCCCTCCCCACCACCGAAGGAGACTCGCATTGACCAGACGACCTATCGCATGGCCGACGATGACCACGCGGAGGGTCATCGTCGGGGCGATCACGGCGCTGCTCGCGTGTGCGCTCATGGCGCCGGGGCTCGCATCCGCATCCGTCAGTCACTACATCACGGTGTCCGGCCCGGACGGGCTGGAGTCGTGGCCCGTCACCTACGTGGTGGGTGGGGCCAACGACGGCGCGAGCGTCGTGACCGACCCGAAGTGCGGGACGGACGCCCAGGACTTCCGCGCCGTGTTCTACGACCATGGCGACTACAACGGGGACCGGGTCATCCTGTGCCGTTCCCAGCCCGACTTCTGCTGGGTCCCCGGCCACGGGTACCCGCTTTCCGTCTCGTGCGGGTGGTGGTCGAACAACCTGAACGACGAGGCCCTGAGCATCATCGTCGGGTCCATCAAGACCGACGGCGGGTGCCTCCGGTACTTCGAGCACGCCGGATACGACACCGGGGCTCGGACGGTCCGGCTACGGGAGAACACCTGGTATCCGTCGATCCCGCAGGTCGCGGGTCGCGGGTCATCGGTCAAGAGGCTCTTCGCCGGACAGTGCTGATGTAGGCTGCGCGATGTCGGTCGGCGGGACGCTTCACCCGCCGGCCGGCTTCACGCCTTTGGAGCATCGGAAGGGAAGCACCCGATGACAGAGCATCAGATCCAGGACGCCATGTTCCTCTCGCCTCACGGGCAGCCGTACGTGATGGCGGTCCGCGCAGACACGTCGGACTGGAACACCGCCAACGCCTGCGCCGGCAGCAACGACGAGTACTCGATCCCCACGGGCCTGGCGGGCTGGGCGGTCGACGTCGGCGCCCACATCGGCGCCTGGTCCGTCCCGCTGCTGATGGACAACCCCGACCTTCGCCTGGTGGCCATCGAGGCGCTCCCGGAGAACGTCCTGCTCCTGCAGCGCAACCTGGCGGTCAACGGGCTGGACGCTCGCGCCGTGGTGGTCCATGGCGCCGCGAGCGACACGCTCGATCCCGTGCGCATCAGCTACACCGAGGGCGACGACCTCCACGAGTTCATCGGCGGTGCCGGCCGGTCAGGGCGGAGCGTCCAGGTCCCCGGCGTCACGCTCGACAGGGCGATCGAGCTGACGGGCGCGGAGCGGGTCGCCATCCTGAAGTCCGACTGCGAGGGCTGCGAGTACCCGTTCCTATGGGGGTCGGGCCTGCGCCACGTCGCCTTCATCACGGGCGAGCACCATGCTGGCTTCGCGCCGCTGGTCGTGGCGCTCCAGGACACCCACACCGTCAAGATCATCGACGGGACCGAGTCGTTCGGGCACTTCGAAGCGACGCTCCGGTCGTACTACGCCGCGCTGCTCGCACCCGTGCCGGGCACCCCGGAATGAACATCCTGCTGCTGACCGCTCACTCGATCGCGGCCTACGACGACGTCCGCATGTTCACGGACCTGGGTCACGACGTCTTCAACTTGGACGCCTACATCGACCCCGCCCACCCCCATGTCGACATGCGCCCCGCGCTGCCGGATGCACCGCGCCATCCAGAGCTGATCGCGGCTGTGGACAGGATGGGGACGGCAGACAACCTGACCGCGGCCAAGGAGCGGCTGCCCGACGAGCTGATCGCCTGGGCGGACGTGGCCATCGTCCATCACTACCTGGACGCCTGGATGGCGCCGAACCACGCGCGCCTCCGGGCCGCCGGCGTGCGCACCATCTGGCGGACCTGCGGCCAGAGCGACCTGGGCCACGAGGACCGGATGAAGGCGCTCGTGCGCCAGGGCATGGAGGTGGTCCGGTACTCGCCGGCCGAGGAGCGCTTCTTCGCTCCCACCGGGCACTGGGCGGGCCAGGACGCCCTGATCCGCTTCGGCAAGTACCCGTGGGACTATCTGACATGGACGGGCCCACGCCTCGACACGCTGCCATACGTGGCCAACGTGACCCAGGACATGGCGGGCCGCGGTGAGCACTGCGGGCTGACGTTCTGGGTCCGCGCGACGGCAGGGCTGAACGGTCGGCCGGCCGGCAAGGACAGCGAGAAGCTCCCTGGCGGTCTCGGCTTCATGCCCGAGGCCCCCATGCTGGAGTACCTGCGCCAGGCCAGCGCCTACCTCTACGTCGGCACCGTCCCCGCGAGCTACACGCTCGGGCTGGTCGAGGCGCTGATGGTCGGCGTCCCGGTCGTCTCCATCAGCGGCGAGTCGTGGATGGGCCCCGCGGCCCTGTTCGAGGGCGCGGACCTGGCGTCCCCGCTGGTCGCGGACACCCCGGAGCGGGCGCGCGACATGCTGCGGCAGCTGGTGGACGACCCGGCGACGGGCCGGCGCTACGTCCAGCAGCAGCAGCATCGCGCCGCGGAGCTGTTCGACGTCGCGTTCGTCGGCGCGCAGTGGGACGAGTACTTGACGCGAGGCGGGCGATGATCCGGGTCCTGTGCGACGCCATCCACGCCGACCTGTGGGAGTCGCTCCGGCTGCTCTTCGAGGTCCGCCTGGGATGGGAGCTGTACCGGCCGGTCGGGATGGAGTGGCAGGAGCAGGGCATCTGGCGCTTCGAGCAGCACCAGCCCTACGGCGCCGGCGTGGCGCACCAGTTCCTGGACCCCTGGCCGACGGACTTCACGCGATCGCCGGACGATCCGCTCGGGTGGTCCGAGCGGCAGGACACGACGCATCCCGACGAGTGGCTACGCCTGGTCACCCACGAGCAGGCGCGCAGCCAGCCATGGGACCTGGTGCTGGCCACGCTCAGTGAGAACGAGCAGGGGCTCTGGCGGTTCTCCCAGGACGCCGGCGCTCACTTCGGCATCCAGGTCGGCAACCAGGGAGCGCAGAACCTCTGGCCGCTCGCGGAGTTCGGGCTGCTCAGTGTGACCACCCCGGGCTTCATCCCGTGGAGGCCGCACGTCTACTACCGCCAGGAGTTCGACCTGGATCTGTTCGCGGCCGACTACGGCGCCGAGGCCCATGACCTGGTGATGAACCGGGTCCAGTGCACCAGCCAGACGCCCGACCACGAGCGCTGGCGCCGGATGGCGGCGCTGGTGCCCGAGGCGCGCTTCCGCTGGTACGGGCACTGCGAGCCGCGCGACGAGTGGTTCGGCGGCGACCACCCGACCACGGCCGAGGTCGCGGACTCGATGCACGCGGCGCGGATCGCCTGGCATCCCAAGCGCTGGTCGGACGGCTACGGGCACGTCATCCACAACTGGTTCAGCATCGGCCGGCCGGTCATCGGGTCGGCCGGCTACTACGCCGACAAGCTCGCGGGCCCGCTGTTCGAGGAAGGCGTGACGAGCTTCGACATGGACCGCCTGACGGATGGCGACCTGGCCGGCGTGGTGCGGATGCTGCTCCACGACGAGGACCGCTGGCTGACCATGTGCGAGGCGTCGGCGCGGCGCTTCCGGGACGTGGTCGACTTCGACGGCGAGGCCGACGCCATCAGGACGATGCTCCACGGCATCCTGAGCGATCGCCTGGTGCGGTCGTGATGCGACATCATCGGACCGCACCCATCCACACCGAGAACGCGCGGAACGGCCCGCCACGCCTCGATAGGCCCCCAGGTGGTGCGTTCCCATGGTCCGTGGACCTGCGAGGCACACGGGGCGCCGTGGGCGCCACACAGGCGATCGGGGCGTGACGCGGCTGCTGATCCTGGGTGACACCGCCGGCACCGGGTTCGGGACCGTCACCCGCGACCTGGCCAGCGCGATGGTCGAGCGCGGCGACGACCTGCGCATCGTCTCGATGAACGAGGACGCCTCCCACCGGACAGACCCGGGCTTCCCGCGGAACCTGCGCGATCTCGTGGTGGTCCTGGGCCACGAGGACGGATGGCTCGCGCTGGGCGCCATGACCGACGATGGCCAGGACGCACGCCTGCAGCTGCTGGACCTGGCGCGGGGGGTGTTCACCGGCGCCACCATCCCGGGCTGGAAGCCAGAGGCGGTGCTGATCATCGGGGACGTCGCCAGCCTGAAGCTGTCTCCTTGGCCCGCCATGCTGCCGCCGGAGCTGCCGGCGTTCAACTACGTGCCCATCGAGGGCGTCGGCATCCCGCCGCGGTGGAAGCACGTCTGGGATCGCATCAGGCCCGTGGCCATGTGCGGGTTCGGCGCGGACCAGATCGAGGGCGTCATGGGCGAGCGACCCCCGGTCGTGCTCCACGGCGTGGACCCGCACGCCTTCTGGCCCGTCTCCGACAGGCGCCCGCTGACGATGCAGGTGGGCAAGCGCAAGCACGTCTCCCTGCGATCGCGCGCGGAGTGCCGGCAGTTCCTGGGCTGGCCGCTGGACGCCACCATCCTGTTCCGCGCGGACCGGCACATGCCCAGGAAGAACTACGCCGCGCTGCTCCGGGAGGTCGCACCCGTGCTGGCCAGGCACCCGGAGACGGCGCTCATCTGGCACTGCCGCTCCATCGACCAGGGCGGCGACCTGATGGACGAGGCCAGCAAGTACCCGGACTTCATCGCCGCGCGCATGGCCACCACCGGCTTCCACGACGATCCGTCGGTGGGCGGCGTGCCGCGGCCCGTGCTCAACGCGATGTACAACGCCGCGGACCTGTACGTCACCACCAGCGCGGAGGGCTTCGGGCTGACCATCGCGGAGGCGCTCGCGGCCGGCACGCCCGTGGTCGGGCTGGACTACTCCAGCGTGCCGGAGGTCATCGGGCCTGCGGGGGTGACAGTGCCCGTGGTCTTGCAGGACAATCCCTACAGCTACTTCTGGGCGATGCCCAGGCCAGGCTCCTTCACGGAGGCGGTGGAGCGCCTGGTGGTCGATCGTGACGAGCGTCATCGGCTCGGGCTCATGGGCCCCGGGCATGTGTCCAGGTTCAGCTGGGAAGCGGCAGCCGAGCAGTTCAGTGCCATCGTGGCGGGAGCCGAGGCCCCGGCCCCCACACCGGTCCCGTTGGACCGGCGCCTGGCAGCACTCGGGCTCGTAGGAGCGCACCGCCAGTGAACCTCATCGTGACCGCCAGCCAGGTCCGGGACTACCTGGAGCTGAACAGCCCGGGCTCGACCAGCCGCTACTCCGACCAGACGATCGGGTCGAACATCCGAGGCGCGCAGAGCGAGCTGGAGTCGGTCTGCCATCGCTTCTTCTACGACCACCCAGGCGTCACGTGGGCGACCACCACCATGCTCCAGGCGCAGGTCGCCATGCCCGGGTTCCGCACGATCACGAGCGCGGTGTGGGGTGGCGCGACGCTGAGCGTGGCGGTCCCTGGCGACGGCAACGACTCCCCGTCCGCCTGGGGTCTGTGGGAGGCGTCGCCGGGCGTCCCCGACAACCAGCGCCTGGTGATCGCGCTCCAGTTCCGCGCATGGCGCGCCGACAACGACATGCCGTGGTGGTACGCCGACCCGCGCTGGTGGGACAAGGCGCTCGACAGCCCGTTCTACCCGGGCAACTACGGAGGCGGTTACGCCTGGACGTCCATGCCCAACGACCTGGTCGTCGTGGGCGATGGCGGTTACACCGCGGGCAACGAGCCGGAGGCGGTCAAGGAGGTGGTCAAGATCTACGCCGCCTGGAAGACGCTGCGGCCGTCCGGGCTCATGGGCGGTATGGGGATCACGCCTGGCGGTGGGACCACCGACTACAGCAGCCTCCCGCCCGAGGTCCGGGACTTCATCGCGGACTGGTCCATCGGGCAGCAAGTGGCGTCGATGTGAGCGAGCTCGCAGGGTACGAGGCTCTCGTCGCGCGCATCGAGGCGGTCGACTCCACCAAGACCCTGGTGGCCATCGGACGACGCTGGCAGCTGCGGGCCGTCCGAGAGGCGAAGCTGCTGGTGCCGCGCAAGACCGGCAACCTGGGCAGGACCATCCACGCCGGCGAGGCGGACGCGTTCGGCGCCTCCGTGATCGCGAGCGCCGCCTACGCGCGCTGGGTGGAGGAGGGCACCCGCGCCCACATCATCCGGCCGGTCCGCGCGTCGGCGCTGGCATGGGGTGGTGCACGTCGCCTCAGCGGGACGCTGCGCGCCGGGTCCGCGCCCGAAAGCTTCGCGCGCTCCGTGAACCACCCGGGCACCCGCGCGCAGCCCTACCTGCGGCCGGGGGCGATCATCGCACTGAAGCACGAAGACCTGGCCGAGGAGTACGTCCTGGCCTGGAACGCAGCAGCGTAGGAGCGCCATGACACTCAATGCCGTCGTCGTCCCCGCCAGCTACCAGTCCGACCGCCAGGAGCTGAACGATGCGCTCGCGGCGATCATCGCGGCGTTCATCGCGTCGAACGCCCACACGATCGTGCGGAAGTTCTGGTCGGAGCTGCCGGCGACGCTGATGGGCGAGGGACCGTTCGTGGCGGTGGGCGACATCACCGAGGCGATCCAGCACGATCACTCCCTGCGCATCACCGTCTACACCGGATCGCTCTGGTACGTCGACTGGATCACCGACCCGAGCGAGTACAACGCCCGCTGCAACACCTTCGCGGACCAGATGCGCGACCTGTTCAGTGCGAACCCCACCATCAGCACCCGGGGCGTGCTCCAGCAGGTCGGCTTCCGGGATGGCGAGCTGCGCCAGGGGACCGCCACGTTCGGAGCGCCCGAGGTGCTCTTCACGTTCAACGTCCAGGAGGGCAAGAACTGATGCTCCTGCCGTACGATCGTCCGTGGCTGCCGGGCCTGGTGTTGACGCCGGCGCATGAACCCACGGACCGTCACGGGACACCGGACCGTCCGGGCCCCACGAAGAAGAAGGACGGCGGCCGCGACCCGAAGGGGCCGAGCAAGCCGAAGAGCGAGAGGAAGCCCGACACCGGGCGCCGGTCTCCATCCAAGAAGGGTCCGAGCCGCCACAAGAGCGCGCCGGCGTCGCCTGAGCAAGGCGATCCGACGGGCGTGACGGACCATCGGAACATACGCTCGGCGCCCTGCCGAACAGAGAGAGGAGCAACGCGATGACCGTTCAGCCGGCGCCCGGCAACGTTCGGTTCCGGGCCTTCCAGCTGGGACTCCAGACGACCTGGGGCACCCCCGTCAACGCGACGCGACGCGTCCCGTGGCGCTTCAACCCGTCCACCGATCCGAAGTGGACCTTCCCGGATGTGGACACCGGCACGCTCGACGCGGCGATCGCGCCGTACCGGATGGCGTCCGACATCACCGGCCAGGCCACCGGACCGCTGGCTGCGAACGACGCACACATCCTGTGGCAGCTGCTCCTGAAGGGCGGCGTGACCCCGACCGGGGCGGTGGCCAAGTCCTGGCTGTACCAGCCCGCCAGCACCAGCGCGGATGCCTACGACATCGTGGCCGGCGAGTGGGGCGACGAGGTCACGGGCGACCAGTTCCGCTTCTACGACGGGATCATCGACCAGCTGCAGCTGACGTTCCCCCAGGATCTGGGGCCCATCCAGGCGCAGGCGGACTTCCGGTTCGGCACCGTCACCTATCCGCACACCCGCCAGGCTCTGTCCGTCGACACGAACCCCGAGTGGCTGTACGGCGCGGACACGGCGCTCTACATCGACGACAACGCGGGCTCCATGGGCATCACCCGCATGGTCGATACGATGCACGACGCGTCTCTGACCGTGAGCAGCAACACCGACGTCAAGCGGTTCAGCAACGGCTCGAACGCCAACTTCAACGTGGCCGGCTACGGGCGCGGCGAGCGCACGCTGGAGTCGACGTTCAACCTGGCCAAGACCCCGGCGGCGCTGCAGGAGTTCGCGGACTGGCTGAACGCCAACCCCGTCGAGCGCTTCGTGGTGCTGGACACCACGAGCCGCCAGTTCGTGACGGGATCGACGCCCTACCAGCAGAAGATCAAGTTCGCCGGCTTCTGGTTCACCCGGTCGGAGAACGCGGTCGGCAGCAACACCACGGCGCAGCTGGTCTGCCGCCACGTGGTCGACCCGGCACTGACGGCTCCGATCGACGTGCTGGTGGTCAACGCGATGAGCACGCTGCTGGCGCCATGAGCCTCGTTCGAGTCGCGGTGGGAGCGTGCCGCTGCCCGAACGCTCCGCACGGTGATGGGGACTGGGTCGACCTTCGGCCCGCCCCCACCATCGACATCGGCGCCGCGGTTTACGCCGCGGTGCAGCAGTGGAGCGACGACCCCATCCAGCTGCAGGTCTCCTGGACGCGGGCCTACCTGCGGTACGGGGTGGCCGCCTGGTCGTTCGTGGACGCGGACGGGCCTGTCCTTATCCGCCCCATGTCGGACGGCTACGAGGATCTGGTCAACCGGCTGCTGCCGTTCGACCAGGGAGGCTTCGAGGTCGCGGATCGCTGCGACGACCTGTACGCCGAGTTGGTGCTCCGCCCATTGCTGACCCGGCTGTCCTTGATGCGCTCGCAGGGTGGGCAGACGGACGGGTCGACATCTCCCACCCCCGATACCTCACCTTCGCTCCCGACGCCGTCCGAGCCATCCTCGCCGGACGACATGGGTGGGAAGCCGTCCGAGGACCAGGACCGATGACGCTGCACGAGGCGCTGCTCTCGCTGCAGCTGATGGCGGAGGAGCGTGTCGGGTCCGCCAACCGGGTGGAGATCCTCGCGGCGAAGGCCGCGGAGGACGCCGCCGCGGAGAACGCCGCCGCGGACGTGCGCTCGATCGAGCGCGGAAGGGAGTAGGCCATGGCGCTCGCGGAGACTGCCGAGCTGGTCGCCAACCTGCGGCTGAAGGACGGCATGTCCCAGGGCCTGGACAAGTCCAAGCGATCGCTCGCGGGCCTGGACGGTGCAGTCACGAGCACCAGCAGCAAGGTCGGCATCCTGGGCTCCGTCTCCGCGCGCACGTCCGGGTCCATGGCGCACTTCGGTAAGAAGGCCGGCGAGCTGAAGAAGAGCATGATGCTCGGCCTGGGCGCCGCCGCCGTGGGCACGGTGGCCTTCATCAAGTCCGCGGTGGACGAGGCGCAGGCGTTCGGGGACGCCGTCGACCGGGTCAACACCCTGAGCGGCCTGGGCGTGAGCCGGACGTCCAAGTTCGTGGATGCGCTGGGCTACTACGGGATCGCGGCCAGCAAGGCGCAGTCCATCACGGGCATGTACCTGAAGAACGTCAACGCACTCACCGAGAGCAAGAAGACCGCCACCAAGTTCGAGAAGGACTACGGGTTCAGCCTGCGCGACAGCACCGGACGGGTGAAGGACGCCGAGGAGGTGGTCACGTCGTTCGTCGACTACTTCAACAACAAGAGCTTCCCGGCCAGCCAGCGCGCGGCGGCTGGCGCGAAGCTGTTCGGGCGCGCATGGCAGGAGCTGCTGCCGATCTTCCAGGCGGGCGGCAAGGAGTGGAAGAAGCAGCTGGCTGAAGGGATGGAGCTGACAAAGGAGGACATCAAGAACATGCGCAAGGCGCGCGACGCGTCGCGCGCATGGACCGATGCGCTGGGTGACTTCAAGGTCATGGTCGGCATCCAGGTGCTGCCGGTGCTCGCGGAGCTGGCGCAGACCGCCGCCGACTGGATGAACGACAAGGGCAACCAGCGGACGCTGCTGGGCTTCCTGGACCAGGGCGTGAAGCTCGGCAGGGACCTGGCGACCTTCCTCACGGGCACCGTCATCCCGTCCATCACGACCCTGGCCAGTTCCGCGCAGACCTTCTGGGGCATGATCCCGGGCCCGCTGAAAGATCTGCTGGTCACCGGCATGGTCGCGGACCGCACGATCAAGTACCTGTTCGGGTTCAGCATGACCGGCGTCGCGACCGACGTGATCGGCGGCGTCATCAAGGAAGGGCTCGGCGGCATCCTCGGCAAGCTCGGGCTGACGCGCGGATCGTCGCCGGCGAACCCCATGTACGTGGCGGCGACCGGCGGGATCGGCGGTGGAGGCGCACGGGGCGCTCCAGGCGGCGCCGTGGGCGCAGCTGGTGGGACAGGCATCGGCGGGAAGCTGATGGGCGCTGTGTCGATCCTGGGCGCGGTGGCCATCGCAGGCGGCTCGATCGCCGCGCTGGCCGAGCAGTTCGGGATCTTCCAGGCGCAGGTCGCAGAGGCGCAGGCGAGCCTTCAGGCGAAGGCCGACGCGGCGGCCAGCCAGGACGCTGACGCGGCGCTCGGCAACCTGCGTCAGATGAACCGGAAGCTCAACGACGTCCAGGGCCTGGACCGCATCCTGGGAGACACCTTCGGCGGCTCGCAGATCCAGGACGGGCTGCAGAACCTGAGCCACGCGGTGGCCACCAACGGTCGGCTGAGCGCAGGCCAGATCACCGACGCGATCGCTGTGCTCCAGGAGGCGCAGCGCCAGGCCGTGTCGCGTGGCAACACGAAGGTCGCGGACGCCATCGGCGCGGACATCAGGACGCTCCAGGGACGCGTGACGCGCGGCGCCACCAAGCAGGAGCAGGCCGTCGACTCGCTGGGCCGGCAGCTTGCGCCGCCGCTCCGGGGCGCCAACGCGAAGCTGGCCACCATCGCCGCGCAGCCCACCCAGGTCACGGTCAACACCACGGTCAACACCGGCATCACCGTGCGCGACCAGGAGACTGCCACGAGGACCGCCAGCCGCTACGGGTTCGTGGCCACGTGACGCTCTTCTACTACATCGGGTCGTCTTCGGACCTGGGCGCGCAGGCGGTCCGGCTGGGATCGGGCTTCTCCTTCACCGAGGCGGCGGAGAGCGGCGAGCTGGCCATGTCGCAGGTCCGGGTGGACGATCCCAGCGGGACGCTGAACATCCCCGGCCACTATCCGTTCCGTGCGATCGAGACGGGCTGCTCCTTCGACTCGCTGTTCCGCGGCTACTTCGCGGATCGCACGATCAAGCGCGCGGACTCCTACCTGACGGGCGCTGCTCGCGTGTGGGACGCCACCGTCTACGACGTCAACTCCGCGCTCCAGTTCGAGATCATCCGCGGTACCGGCGCCAAGCGGCCGGCAGAGACGGACACCGCTCGCCTGGCGTGGATGCTCGGCTCGGGCTTCACGGGGCCCATCAGCACCGACGGCTCGGCGGTGTTCGGTGCTGGCGTCGACCTGGACAAGCAGGACTACCGCGGCATGACCATGGCCGACGTGCTGAGCGATGCCGCCCAGGTCTCCGGCTGCAACTACTTCGTGACATGGGATGCGCCGATCGGCGCGCCGGTGCTGCACTACTACCTGCCGACCCGGGCGTTCAACAGCAGCACGCTGAGGATCAGCAACGTCCTGGCGGACGTCGACGGCACCACGGTGTTCGCGCCGTCGATGGACTCCGAGCTGTCGCGCGATCCGTCCCGTGTGTTCAGCGGCGTCTACTTCAACTATGGCGACTCGATGAGCGCGGCAGTGTACGAGACCAACGCCACGGTCCTGGCCGCGATCGGGCGCAAGCGAGAGACGCAGGTGCTGGACTCCAGCGTCGGCAGCGCCAGCCGCGCGAGCGCCAAGGCGAACAAGTATCTGAACGAGGCCGAGACGGAGCAGGACACGATCATGTGCACGCTCCACAAGGTGCCCGTCGCGCAGGTCAACCTGATCCGCGCCGGCCATCGCATCCAGGTGAAGTTCACCCATCTCCCTGGATACTCCGCCTACACGTGGATGCGCGTCACTCGCCGGACGGTGCGCCAGGACGGCGACACGCAGCTGTACTACTCGCTGTTGCTCACGCTGGTCCTGCCCAAGCAGGGCGGGTCCAGCGTCCGCCACAGGCCCGGGCGGCGACCGGACGCCGAGACGGGCACGGGGGGGGCTCTCACCCTGGCGCTCAGAGAGGCCCGTAACCGCTTCGATGACTACGCGACCGACCCCGTCGCGGAGATCGACTATCACAACCCGACGATCAAGAGCATCGGCTCGCTGGTGTTCAACAACGTCGCGTACACGCTCTGCGGCTGTCCGCTTGGGTTCGGGGGCTGGTCCGGCCTGGCGGAATACGAGGCGTGGTGGGAATACACGACCGGGGCGCTGGCGGACAACGTCATCGGGATACGGTTCACGGTCGCCGCGGCTGATCCGACGTACGACTGGGGACGGACCGATCAGGCGTACTACTACGGGTTCCGGACGTCGGCACCGACCGACGTCGGGCAATATGAGGCGCTGGGCGGCATCCAGTGGATATCGGCCGGAGCGACGGTCGACATCCCACGATCCGCCATCAACGAAGGCGGGACCTCCTACTTCTGCATCGCGCCCGGTTGGCACGCCGGGACGGGCCTGTTCTTCTGTGCGCAAGACCTCGTCGCTGGGCTGTACGGCCCAGCGGGTGACGTCACGTCCGGCGGGGAGGGCAACAGCGGACGTGTCCGGGCTCCTGTCGTGACGGCGGTCTATCTGACGGCGGGGTCCACCTCCGGGTTCGCTCCATGGGTGGCAGCGCATGGCGCCATCAACGGGTCCAACCGGGTGTTCACGCCGTACGCCTGGGACCTCACCGGCCGACCGGGCGTGGCGCTCAATGGCGTGATCCTGGGAGCCAGCGACTACGAGGTGGACGACGTCGCCGGGACGGTCACCCTCCGGCTCGCCCCGCAGATCGGCGACCAGGTCACGTTCCGCTACCAGATGGGGGCATGATCCCGTGGGTCTGATCAATCTCTGGACGCAGGTCCGCAAGCAGCTGCGTCCCCAGCACGGCGGAACCGGCAACGTCGAGGGCTGGTCGACGGGCGTCATCAAGATCAGCACCAACCGGACCGGGTCGACCATCGCGCTCGACACCCTGGTCAAGCTGGAGGGCGCGTACAACGATGCGCGCATCACGCCCACCACCGGGACCAGCGACAAGGTCGTCGGCGTGGTGGTCGGCCACTGGACCATCGACGATCCGGACACGCTGATCTACGCGGCCGCGCCCAGTCCGTCGACCGTCGCGGTGATGACGCACGGAACCGCCCGGGTCAAGCTGGCATCGGGTGGCGCCACCCGAGGCCAGTACGCTTTCCCGACCGCCACGAGCGGCGCAGCGTCGAGCTCGGCCACGGCGGCAGCAGGAGCGTTCGGGGTGTTCCAGGGATCGGGCGGCGCCAGCGGCACCGCCCTGGTGACGCTGACCGGCACCCAGGGCGCCGGCATCGGAGCGGCCACGAGCTTCGCCACGCCGGCGCTCACGCTCGGCACCGCCAACGCGGCCGGCGCAGCATCGACCGCGATCCGCACGGATGCCACGGTGCTGGCCTTCGACGTCACCACGCCAGCCGCGCTCACGCTGGCCGGAGCGGGCGCCGTGGGCGCAGCTGCGGTAGCAGCGCGCCGGGACCATGCGCACGCCGTCACGGGCGCCCTGGACGCCATCAGTGACGTGACCGCACCCACCCCCGCGTCCGGGGACCGTCTGGTCTGGACGGGCTCCGCGTGGGTCAACCGTCCGCCCGCCGCCGATACGCTCATCTGGCGACCGCTCATGGACGGGGCCGTCCCGGGTGCCATCATCCTTGACGGGGTGACCGGCGAAGCCATCATGGCCCTGAGTCCACCCTAAGGAAACGAGGTACCAGTCATGGCCGCCACCGTCGTCGGCATCCTCCTCTCCGGGACCCATGCCGCGCGGCCGGCCGCGAGCGTCCCACCCGTGGGGTCCATCTACTCGTGCTCCGACCATGCGCTCGTCTATGTCACGGACGGGACGACGTGGACCACGTGGGCCACCCTCGGAGGGTCCGTCCCCGCGTTCGCCGTTCCTGGCATCGCGCTCGGCACCGCTGCCGCCGCGGGCGCCGCCGGGACCGTCATCCGGTCGGATGCGACCATCCTCGCCTTCGACGCCACCAACCCGAGCACCCAGGCGTTCGCCGACGCCGCCGTCGTGGGTGTCGCGACCGTCGCCTCTCGGCGGGACCATAAGCACGCGATGCCCAGCGCTCCATCAGGGGCATCGGCCGGCACGCCGGCCGTGGTCCTTGGCACCGCCGCCGCCATCGGAGCCGCGGACACCTTCGTCGCGACCGATGCCACCCTCCTGGCCTTCGACGCGACATCCCCCGCGGCATCGACTCCGGGCGACACCGCCGTCGTGGGCGCCGCCACGGTGGCCGCTCGGCGGGACCACCGGCACGCTCGCGCGACCGAACGGGTCGTGTACGAGTTCATCATCGACGGGGGTGGGGTAGCCATCACCACCGGAGTCAAAGGCGACCTGTACTTCCCGGACGCCTTCACGATCACCGGCGTGGTGATGCTGGCGGACCAGTCGGGCTCCATCGTCGTGGATCTATGGGAAGACACGTACGCCAACTATCCGCCCGTGGTGGGCGACACCATCACGGCATCCGCCAAGCCGACGATCAGCAGCACGACCAAGAGCAAGGACACGACGCTGACCGGATGGACCGCGGCCGTGGCGGCGGATAGCACCATCCGCTTCAACGTGGACTCAGCCACCACGGTCACGCGGGTGGTCGTAGCTCTGTTCGGCTTCCGATGACCCAGCGCTTCTATCTCCCCATCGCCGCCGGCGCGGCCGCGGCCATCAACATCGGTGGAGCGGTATCCGGACCGGGATTGTGGGAAAAGGTCGAGGGCACCATCACCACGCGCAAGCTGGTCCTGTCCAAGACGGGATACAGCGACGCCACCACGGCCACGGTATCGACCGTCGGCAACGGGACGTCGCCGAACGACACTCTCATGGGCTCGTACCTCACCGACGCGCTGGCCGCTCAGACCATCAGTGGCTTCTTCAAGTCATGTTGCCGCGGGAAGGAGTCCAACAGCGGGGCCAACGCCAACTGGCAGGTCGGCGTCTATGTCGTCAACTCCGCGGGGGCGTGGCAGTCGACCCTCTACGCAGGGACATCCGGTTCTTCCGACGAGTTCAGTGCGGTCAACAACTGGGCTCGGCCGATACCGGGTGGTGCAGGCGTCAACGGGGTGACGATGACATCCCGGTCATGCTCCGCGAACGACCGCGTCCTGGTCGAGATAGGCGTCCGGTTGACCACCACCAACACCACCCACACCGCTTCCGCGTTCTTCGGAGCGAACAGCGCCAACGGGGACTGCGTCTATCCGGACGACTCCGCGGACGTGCTCAACGGTTGGGTCGAGTTCGCCACCGACCTCGTGTTCGCCGGTGGGGGTGGTGGTTCCCGGTCGGTCGCCGCCGTGGCGATGGGATGACAGCGATGGAGGCTCTGGTGGAAGGACTGGTCGTCGGGATCGTTCTCGGGTGGCTGCTGCACGACGTGGTTCTCCCTGCCTGGGTGGCCAGGCATCGTCGCCACCATGGCCGATGAGAACCGCACGCCGAGCCGCACGCCGGATGAGCTTGCGGACCTGCGTCGCTGGGCGGTCAAGGTGTTCCTGGCGCTGAGCGTCCTGATCGTGGTGGTGGACATGGCCGGCCGGCTGTTCAGGGACCCGGCCTTCCGGGTGGACGCCGTGGTGTTCGGCCTGGTGTTCGGGACGCTGCTGGCGCTGCTCGGGCTGGAAGGCATCAACCGCGCGCTGGGGTCGGGGAAGTGACCGTCCAGGCCATGGTCCCGATCGTGTCGGCGCTGGCGCTGCTCTCCTGGCTTGGGGTGCTGATCCGGAACAGGCACTCCGTCCGGCACACCGAGCTGATGCCGGATGCGGTCACGGAGGGCGCGCTGGTCGCGGTCCTGGCCGCGACCCTCGGCGGCACGCTCGCGAGCCTCGGGTTCATCGGGGTGGTGGGATCGGACCCGAGCGCGGTGCTGGCGATCGCCTGGAGGATGGCCGTCCTGGTGTGCGGCGTCTACGCCTTCATCGGGTCCGCCATGGGCGCGCGCCGAGGCTGAGAGCAGCCCAGGCAAGAACGACGCCGGCGGCGAGGCCGAAGGGGAAGAGGTCCATGACGTGATGATGCGCGGACCTTCGCAGGTCCGCGCATCGGTAGGATTGCTTACCTGCGCGGGTGCGTCAGTCGGGCATGTCGCCTCCCTGGATCGAGCCACCCGATGGTCCCACGTTGCGCTGCCGCACCTGGGACTTCTGGATGGCTTGCTCCTGCCGCCATGGCGGAGCGATGATGGTCTCCGAAGGCGCCTCCAACGGGCGCCAGCACCAAGGAGAAGCACCATGTGCCACACCAGCGACTACGACCACCTGATCTCCGACGCCTACGAGCGCGCCGCCATCCGCGATGAGCAGCGCACCAGGCCGCGCGACGTGAGCGGCGAGCCGCGCGAGGACTTCGGGCGGATGGAGCCTGATGAGATCGCGGACGACCTGGCATGGCGCCTGGGCCTGCGCTGCATCGCCGCACCCAGCAGGCCCTGCCAGGTCCCTGGGCCCTGCGCGATCCACCACCCGGGAGTGTTCGCGGGCCTGGTCGCATGAGCCACCACCCCACCAGCGCGGAGCTGGCAGCCTTCCGCCTGGCGCTCCTTCCGGGCGCGGTGCACGTCGCCATGAAGTTCGGTGGCTTCTGCCACCCCGATGCGGGCGCCTGGCCGGAGGAGGTCGCGCTCGGCATCGGCCGCTCCACGGGCTGGGGACGGACGGACGCGGACGCCGTGAGCAGCATGGGTGCGCGGGCCATCCACGAGGCTTCCGTCATGCGCACGGCGGCCTTCGCCACCACGAGCCACATGCTCCCGAACGTCTGCGAGGCGCCCGGCCATCCCCTGGGCGTCCAGACGATCCTGGATCAGACCTTCCGCCCGGGCGATCGCCTCTACACCGCGGCGTGGTTGGACGAGCGTGAGCGTGGCTGCCCAGCATGGCGCTGGCCGGCCAAGGACGATCCCTGCTCCGACGGCTTCGAGTGCGAGCGCTCCTGCTACCAGAGCCGCGGGCGCTGGGTGCATGACGCGGTGGTCGGCGTCGGTGGCTTCTCTGCCTTCGACGTCCAGGCGTACTGCTACTGCGAACACCACCGATGAGGCGCTGCCCGATGACCTGGCCCCGGGCCTTCGACCCGGACGACCCCGCCAAGGCGACCTGCTGGTGCGGCAGACCCATCCGGCTGATCGTGGCCATCAACCGCCAGGACCACTGGCGCCATGCACCCAAGAGGAGGCACCTGACATGACCCCCGCTGACATGCGAGACGCGCTGCTGAGGGAGCTCGACCGCCACGAACGACACTGGGCCGCCGACGAGATCGACGCCATCATCGCCGCAGCCCGGCAGGAGACCATCACCGACATCCGCGGTGAGGTCGAGCGTCATCGGCTGGAGTTCCCGCCCCACCCTGACGGCTTCTGGATGTCGTCGGCGCTTTGCCTGTGCGGCACCTTCCAATGGGACGCCCCCACCCCCGAGACGCTCGACCGTGACGCCTGCTGGAGCGACTGGTGGGATCACGTCATCGCCCGGTTCTCGCGCGGCGCCCGATGGACCCCGCGCGATCGCGGCATCCCCGAGTTCCAGCCAGCCGCCCCCACCCCCGAAGCCGTCGCGCTGCTGGCCCTTGCCATCGAACGCGAGCACAGCCTCCCCATCTTGCGTGGCATCGACTCCACGGAAGCCTGGGCGCAGGAGAAGGCCGAACGCATCCTGACCTACCCACCCCTCGCCGCCGCACTGGAGACGGACGCCATCATCCGCGCAGAGGTCGAGCGGCTGACGGCGGCGCTGCGGGTGCTCCGCATCCAGCAGGTCCACGGGGTGCTGTCTCCGGGCTGGGTCTGTCGTGTCATCGACGCGGCTCTCAGGCCGCCTGACGGGACCTGCGCCTGCCAGACGACGATGCGTCACTTCGAGGGCTGCCCCGACCGCTCGCCTCGCGCTTCATGACCGCCGATGAGAACGCCGAGGCCGACTTCGAGGGCCTATGGTATCGCTGGAGGTGCTCCGACCAACGCTGTGACCTCATCACCGACAGCGAGGACGACCCGCGCAGGCAGGAGGTCACCTGCGACGGCTGCGGACTCGTGCAGACGGTCAGCGACGGCGTGGCATGAGGCGTGGCCCCCACCC